GTCTGCTTTTACTTGTGCTCTTGTTAAAGCTTTGTCTGCATATCTTGGTTACGAATACGTAAACCCTTATCTTATTGCGAAGACTGCTTGCCATATCGAGATTGATTTATGCGGTTGGAAGATCGGTATGCAAGATCAGTTTGCGTCTGCGTTTGGTGGTATGAACTATATCGAATATGCAAATGAACTTAATAATGATCGCGTAGACGTAAAGCGCCTTGATTCGAATACTATCGAGAACTATATGATTTTGATTCCAACTAATATTGAACATCATGCAGCAAAGATTCTCGATAAGATTAACTTTGAAGCCAAAACATTTGTTATTCGGCAACTCGCAGATATGGCAAAGATGCAAAGTACACAGCGCGTGAATATCAACGAATACGGAGGGTTATTAAACGCTGCGTGGATACTCAAGAAACAGATGACCGAAGGTATCTCTTCGAGAGAGATAGATAGTATGTACGATCGATGCCAATCTGCAGGCGCATTAGGATCTAAACTGCTCGGCGCCGGAGGCGGTGGATATATGCTAGCAATCACAGATTCAAAGAGTACAATTCGCCAAGAATTTTCAGATAGAATATGCCTCGATGTAGGCATCGCACATGAAGGAGCAAAAGTTGTCTATAGAGACTGATATCATACTTGATCACCTTGGCTTGATTAATATCGGCTTTGCGAGCATTGATCATGAAGAATTTAAAAAAGCTGCCGAACTGATTTGGATGACAAGCATTTCCAATCATCGGAATAACATCTTTACGATTGGTAATGGTGCTTCTGCTTCAATCGCTCAACATTGGGCTTGCGACTATACAAAGGGCTGTAAGAATGGAGGCTTACGACCAAGAGTTATTTCACTCGCAGCAAATATTCCTTTGATGACCGCCATCGCGAATGATATCTCTTACGACGATGTTTACTCGTTCCAACTCGATGCGCTCGGGCAAGAAGGCGATGTACTCGTAGCCATTTCTTCGAGCGGTAATTCTCCTAACGTTGTCAAGGCAATTGAAACCGCTAAGTCATTGAAAATGAAGACTATTGCTCTTACCGGATTTTCACCAAATAATAAATGTGCTCAGCTTGCAAATATTTCTTTGCACGTTGCTATCGAAGAATACGAAGCAACAGAAGACGTCCATCAAGCGATCATGCATATGATTGCTAAATATATCAGAAACAGGAACAAGGTAACTATATAATGTCACAGCAACCAGTATCAATTAATCAAATTCAAGCGAAATTCGGTACAGACAGTGGAAACTATGAAGTACTCACCGATGCAGCTATTCGTTCGAAGGGTGTAGAGGGCGCAGCAGTCGAGATCGGAGTTCGTCTCGGCGGAGGTTTACAATTTATTATTGATGGTCTTGTCGAGAGTGGTCAAACTCCTGAAAAGCCAGTCTTTGGTATCGATCCGTATGGCAACATCGAATACTATCGTGATGAAATCTTCAAAGAAGGTCGATGCGACTATACCAATGAGATGCGCGACATCTGTATGATCAACATGTATCTGTATTGCCGGCAGAAGAACGTCAACTTCTACATGTTCAATCTCGAAGATACCGAGTTCTTTAATCGCTATGCTGATGGCGTTCCTGTCTATGCAGAGCATAAGAGCATCGTCAATAAATACAGCGTAGTCCACTTCGATGGTCCTCATACACTCGAAGCACTCGATGCTGAGATTGCATTCTTCCTTGAACGATCAGATCCTGGCGCTGTCTTCGTCTTCGATGACGTAGAGATGTACGAACACGATGCTGTACACAATCAGTTGCTCGAGTATGGCATGGAAACGGCAATGGAAACTCCTCGTAAATGGTCTTATGTGAAAAAGGAACATATCGACAAAAAGTGGGAGCCAATGGTTGGCACGCCTGGTTGGGAACCGAATGCAACACAATATACACCCACTGCTGGTCCAATTTTTAATTATAAAATCGATCTATGAAAATAAACATGTACAAATTATCAAAACTGTGGTAGATTGAATAATGCAACAAGGAAACTGCAGAGGGTAAATATGGTCATTAAGGTAAAAGCTAAACCCAAACAAATCTCTCGTGCGGCAATTAGGTCGTTCGATGAAAAGGCCTATGGTTCTGAGCCTATTGTAATTACGCACTTTAGTCAAGCCTTAAACTGGTATAACTACATGGCATCCGATGATCAGTCGCGTGACTGGTTCTTCTCTTATGCCAAGAGTAATTACACGAAGAATGAGATTGCGCAGCTACGTAAATTGCCAAATTGGAAGATATCACAAACTCTTGGTAACATTGCTCGCATTCTTCTCAATGGTAATGTTTTACCGCAGAAGAATCTTGACTACTTCAATGATAATGTCAAGAAGCTTCTTGCGGCAGCTAGCCAGATTGTCGAAGAAGTTGAAGACACTGTCGTTGTAAAGCCTGTCGTAAATATTCAAGCTCGCATTCGTGAGAAAGCCAACTACATCATTACGAGTCTCGAAGAAGAGATCGATAATGTTATCGATGGCAAAGAGTTCTCGATGTACACCTTCTGTCAAGCCAACGAACTCAATGCTCAGATTCTTGGCATCGTGGCTGACTACTATCGTCCTCAGTATACAGAGATCATGTCTGATGACGAGCAAGTCAAAGAAGCCTTTGGCAAGCGTCAGAAGTTTTGGATTAATTTTTGGCAGAGTTTCTTCGATGACATCGATCGTTATGTCAATAACAAGAAGGCTGTCAAGGTTAGTAAGCCTCGCGAGAAGAAAGCAAAGTCCGCAGTTGATCTGGTCAAGAACCTTAAATACCAGAAGGAAGAACCTTCACTCAAGATCGTCTCTGTTCATCCAACAGAGATCGTAGGATGTACACAGCTATGGACTTATAATACTAAGTACAAGAAGCTCAGTCGATATGACTCGCTTGGCCCAGCTGGAATTCAAGTGAAGGGTACTACTCTCATTGGTTATGATATCGAAACCTCTACAAGTAAAAGCTTGCGAAAGCCAGACGCATCTATTCAAGCCTTGCTTGGAGCTGGTAAAGTTAATCTTCGCAAGTTTATAGAAGAGATTAAAACCGTGGAGTCGAAACCGAATGGTCGAATCAATGAAGACACTATTCTACTAAGGGTTGTTAAATGACAGACAACGTAATCTTATTCCAGGATTTCGTCGAGAAGACGCTCCGCCTCAAAACATCGAGGAAATTTACGATAAGGTAACTCAAACTCGAAAAGATCACGTGGCAGGAGTGATGAATGACATGATTCCTGAAGTAATTAATATGTTCGGAGCATATGGTGTAGATATCAATGACGATAAATATGTAAAAGATGTCGCCTTAGTCATGGAAGGCATCAAAGCTTTATTACATCGACAATATAATCTTGAACACTCATTTCATAATATATCTGACAATATATTTGAATTTAAATATAATGAAGACAATACAATCGAATATACATATACTTTACCAGAAGAAGAGTGAGAATCTGAAATGATTATTATGGACCTTTCACAGGTTATGATTTCCAATCTAATGACACAACTTGGAAACCACACGAATGCAGATATCGAAGAAGATCTTTTACGACATATGGTTCTCAATTCAGTGAGAGCTTATAATGTGAAGTTTAAGAACGAGTTCGGCGAGATGATTATTGCATGCGATGCTGGTAATAACTGGCGCCGCCAAGTATTTCCCTATTACAAGGCCAATCGTCGTAAGAATCGCGAGAAGTCCGAGATCAATTGGAATTCTGTATTCGAGACCTTGAATAAGGTTCGCGATGAACTCAAGGATTACTTTCCTTATCGAGTACTTCGCGTAGACGGAGCCGAAGCTGATGATATCATCGGTACTCTTGCACAAACCTATGGCAATACCAACGAGAAGATCTTGATTCTTTCTGGTGATAAGGACTTTGTGCAATTGCAAGCTTACATGAACGTACAGCAGTTTGATCCTGTACAGAAGAAGTGGCGCAAGACAAACGATGTCGATAAGTTTATGAAAGAACACATCATTCGCGGCGATACTGGCGATGGTGTTCCTAATTTCTTGTCAGCAGATGACACGTTCGTTGTCGGTGCCAGACAGAAACCTATTAGTCAGAAAAAATTAGATCAATGGCTCGATGCAGATCCAAAGGAATTCTGTGACGAGAACATGCTACGCGGTTATCTTCGCAATCAGCAGCTAGTCGATCTTAACTTCATTCCTCCTGAT